TACACAACATCATACTCATTATGATCTTCATGGGCATTACCGGCCCAATTGACGTCAACGCGATCATACTTGCCGGTCTGACGAATCTGATCCGCGTAGATGACGCCTTGTGCGGATCGATGGGATGCCAGACGAGGAACTATCGGAATGAAGGGTGCGGTTACAAGAGCTTTCATCATGTAAGTATTATATCGCACTTCAGACTTCTGTAAATTCCAAAGTAGCGCGATCGTAATTTTTATCCCAGAGACGACGCGTCGTGTGCCCATTCAGCACGACCTTGCCTTCCGGATGCTTGGCCAGATCGAAATCCATCGGAAAGATCCAATCATAAGGAATACGCTTCGTTGGATGTTTTACGCCATGATGGATAAAAATAGACTTTGCAAAAAAACATGACTTATCCTCTACGTTCAGCATCTTCTGCGAAGTCATAGGATTGTCTGGATGCTCACAGAGGTAACTCATCTGAGAAAGCCACACGTTGGCCTGATGATTCTTTGGAACGAACTCGCCGTCCGCATCGATCTCATACTTCACCTTGCCGTTGACGTTCTCGAGGAAGATCTGATGCATGCCGTCGAAGTGTCCGGTGCCGCCGAAAAGGACAGACTCCGGATCGACGAGATGAGGATAGGCCATTGCGACGTATCGAGCCGTGTTCTTACACGGATAGAGCGGAGAACGAAAGTTTTGTTCCTTCTTGAAGTGAGCCTCGAGGATCTTGGCAAACTGCATCATCGTGTACCTCTTGCCGTTTGTAAGGTGATGATGCAGAGCATTCGCCGCTTTCAGCGGTCCAGTCAGGAGCCACTCCTTCACGTCCGTACCCTTGGGATAGTAGATCTGAAAGAGGTCCGAACGGGCATGGCGATTATGCTTGAAGTGTTCGCGAGTCTTATCGATGCCGTGGGTCATCAGATGAGTTAGAGTACCCCAATGCTCATTGGTAAACGAGAAGACGAGGGCGTACCAAAGACGATCACGAGAGTCTTTTACTCCTGTCATGAGCTCCACGAAAGGATGTTCATGCCAATGAAGACGATGGGAGAAGATCTGATAGTCTTCTCGAAGGAGACGATCTTCTCGCTTATCAAACTCTCGGCAGAATTCAAAGAACTTCTCGAGCCTCTCGTCTTGAGTCCACTCACGCATCCAAGAATCCGTAGGCTTACCGTCTTTCAATAGTACCTGCGTCGTATTTGGATACTCGATGTTGCGATAGGGAATGGATCCCTCGATGAAAGGCTCGAGACTCATGTTATTCGCGTTCTTCGACTGAATCGGCGATCTCGAGGAGCGAATCAGCGATCAGACGAGCCGCGCGAGGCTCGAACGTAAACGTCGTTACGTCTTCCTCGTTCTCGATGTACTTCAGCGTAACAAACCCCGGGGCCTGTTGATCCTGCTCGACGAGCCAATGATAGTAGCCGTGACAGTCACTGATTTTTACCGTTTTTTCCCGTGTGTATGTTTTGTTGCTCATATTGTTTATTGTTTTTTTTATCTCGATCCGAATTATTACTTATCTAGATAAATTATAGGGTCTCATTTTTGAACAGAGATTTCAATCTTTTCCAAAACGACTTAAACCAAAAATTTCTAATATGGCTACAAACAGGACAATACTCCAATTGATATTCAGCGGTATTAGTCCAGTGAAAGTGACGTTTTGAATGGTCACACGCGATTGATTGGGCTTCCATTGTTTTGTTAATATTTGTGTCTTTATCGTTCATTTTAGTAAATCCTTATTTTCAAATATGTTGCCAACCACCTCGAAATCGCACAAAACATCCACCATCGAATACCACCATGTATAATCTGCAGATTTGTATTTTCCAAAAGCAAACGCACAATCTTCAGATGAATACCACACCTCAGCATTTTTTACATTTTCGGCTTCAGGCCCATGAGTCATTCCATATTCAGTGAAATTTACAATATCACCTTCATATATCTCTTTACCATTTTTATCTTTGAGTCCTGTGTATTGTTGAATCACATAATCGCCATCATCAATATTGGATATTGTTATTTGATTGCCTGTGTGATGCCATAGTAATTGTCCACCACTACAGGAATAAAATGGAATATCCGTAAAATGTTTGGTGGTATTGCACCAGACTCTAAACTTAATTTCTCTATTCATATTTTATATTATTCATTCCACATGCGACTGCGGTCCAGATCACCGAAGTCTTTCCACTTGCGCTGAGAGTTGATGCGCTTCACGTCAACCTTCGAGAGGTTGCGATTGATGTGAGCGTCCGAGCCGACATTGATGAATATCGCACCTGGCTTTCCGTCTTTGACGAATCCCTCCCATGCCTTGGCATCGTATGCGGCCGTGGACGGGAACGGCATAGTCTTGGCACACTTATGAGGAGTCAAAAATGGCATCGTGGCCGAAACCACCTTGGCATCGCCGATCTCTCCCTTATGAATGTTTCGAGCCACGGCGACTCCATATGCTTGAGCCGTCGGCCATCCGATCTGCAATGCACGGACCATCGTGCCAGTAGAAACCGCACACCAGATTTCCGTGGGCTCATCGCCGATGATTTTTGTAATCGTATTGGCCATGTTGGCCAAGCCAGCCGTGACCATGGGGTTTCCGGTCAGACCAAATGGAAGGTATTGAGCATTGTTGGCCTCGGCCCACTTACGTGCATATGAGTTGAGAACCGGCATCGCGGCGATCTTGAAGAATCGAAGGTCTACATGTGAATACGCGGCCAGAGATCCTTGATGATTGGAAACTTCCGAGGATGCCGGACAGAAGAAGACGCACTTCTTACCATACATCTCCGCGAGCATCGCAATAGCATCCGGAGCATGACCCTGGCGAGGGGCGCAGTACACGAGCGTATCCTTATTCGTCTCGGCGATCACTCGCTCTCCGCCAAAGGCTTTTAGTCCACCTGGTGCCAGATCCGCGCGCAAAATGTACTTATCTCTAAAGCGTTCAACGATCGGCTCGGCGATCTTGGACTTAAACGTCCCCCAGATCTCCGCATAGTATTGTTTGGCCTCAGATCGAGACATGCCCATCGGAATATCCTTGTTGCTTCCATCCGTAACTATCGTATATGGTTTCATGGTAAAATTATTTAGTGGGGAACTTATCAGGCACTCCGATCCAGTCCTTGAAGTCAGAATGGGATTGAACAAGCTTGATGTAGGCCTGTGGAGTCAGATTGTTCGCCTTCAGCACCTCGTCGTAATAGAAGTTCTGTGTTGAATCGTTGAACGTCTTCACGAGGCCGAGCTTAAGCATAGGAAGCTGACGACCGTACGGATGAATGATCTTCGTGGAACTGAATACTCGATCTCGATCGATCGTATTGTAGGCTTCTCCCAGGCGAACATACGATGTCACCCAACGAATGTAGTCACAGCAAACATCTTCGCAATCGTAAGGCACACTGCCGGTATCTTTGCATGCCATCTCCATGACCGAGTCTAGAAAGTCTTCGGTCTTCATCTTCTTGAGGGGACGAGCCAGGTACGAGATACATTCGATCGCATTGGAACCATAGAAGAACATCGAGTCGCGAACGACGTATTGAGGATACCAGTCGGCGATGTCGGCCACGATCGCCGCGTACTGAAAGTGATACTGTCTCAGGCCATTTCGCACGTTCCAGTCAAGCATGAAGCTTCCGATCTCTCGAAGAGTCTTCTTCTGACCCTTCACGAGCCAATCGGCCAGATCTCGTGCCAGTCGTGGAGCATACTCACAAAGGAAGTAGTCTCCTCCACGTTTGTACTTCGATGAAGGCTTGGGAAACGCCGGAAACTGATAACCCACGGATGTGTAGAATGAGTTCGACTCATGACGGACCATCTCGCACATATCCTCGATCGTCTTGGCTCGATGAAGCTTGAAGAGGAGAGTGTTATGGTACCCCGAAGGTTTCTGAGCATAGTTGATGCCAGAACCACACACTCGATGAAGGATGAAGATGTAGAGCCATTCGGCCAGAGAGAAGTCATCATGCTTTCCAATCCAGTCATGAGCCACTTGACTCCTCTGCTCGGTGATCATTCCGGCTTGCATCTTCTTCCAGTACGGATGACGATCGGTCCATCCATAGAAGACGTCATTGACGATCTGAGAGAATCCGGCATACTTACGCTCGACGACGTCGTACAGTTCGACGTGTTCCATGAGATCATCACCCATCTTCGATTCTCGATGAGTCATCATTCCATATGGAGGCAGAGAGGAGACATTGCACTTGGTCTGTTGCTCTCGAGCCAGATCGTAATACCGCAGAAAGTCCTGATAGTATGGAGTCGCTTCAATTTTCATAATATTGAATCCAATCGTATTCAATTCCGGCTTCCGCAAAGAGTTCTTTAGTAAAGTCACATGACTTAATCCATTGCTCGGCCACGATCTGTCGTGGAACGACCACGCGTTTAATACCAACCTGAATGATTCCCTTGGCACATTCAGAGCAAATTGGTAAGCCAGTGGCATAGAGAGTTGCTCCTTTCAGAGAAACACCATGTTCGACCGCGTTGTAGATCGCATTCATCTCGCCATGAACAATATACTTGTATTTGACTTCACGAACATTTAGACGATCTGGATTATCCTCAATTCCACTAGGAAAGCCATTGTAGCCAGTAGACAAAATCTTTCGATCTCGAACAACAACCGCTCCAATACGAGTCGATGGATCTTTGGACCATGATGCGACTTGTCGAGCCATGTCCAAAAATCTTATGTCCCATTTGTCGACTTCAGTTTGCATAGGGGCGTACTTTAGGATAGAACTTACGATATTCTTCCTTACTTATCGAGTGCTGTCCAGTCAGATCGAAATGATCGATCAGATAGAACTGACTCGAATAGACATGTAAATTTCCAACGTTCCAGACGATGTGACCCAGATCGACGTTGGATTCCGTCAAACGATTGTAGTCATTCAGAAGCTTCTTCAATACATGAAGCTGCCAGGCGTAGTCGTTACGATATCCAGCCCAGGCATCGTTGCTTCGCATCGAGACGATGGCATGCATGGAATTCTCACGAATGAAGTACTGAACCGTGTTCGTGCAGATGAAATCCGACATGCCGTCCTTACAGAAGTCTTCATGCATGGAAGGACGCGTGTAGATCATGATCGCACGACGTGAATTCTTATTGCAGATGAGTTCTCTCAGGCATCCGTCATATTGACTACCATTCTCCTTCGACCAGATGCACCATCCATAGTTCGAGTTGATCAATCCATTGGGCGTCGCGATCTTCTTCCAGATCTCTGGAACCTTGGCGGGAATGTCATTCACGTTTAGTGACTTTGACTCATACCATTGAAGCTCACGCTTCACGTAGTCGTCATTCACGGAGCCAAAGATCGTCGGCTCATCGGCCATGAATTGAACTCCGATGATCTCGACGGTCAGAGCTCCGGTCTTGTCGATCGTGAAGTTCTCGTTCCTCAAAAGATCCGAGAACTCTTTGCGAATGTCATTGATGTTCCGCATTATCCCTTGACCTCCTTCTTGGGACGATTAAAAATGTCATGATTTGCTTTTTGACCATCCATCTTGCCTCGACAGTATGAGACGATGAACGAGCAATAGTTAGCCATGTCCTTGGCCGAGTCCTCGATCGATTCGAAGTTGGGTTGATAGTTTGGATCGTTTAGCATGGCTGAAACCACGGATTCCAAACGAAGCTTCTTGGCATGGACGATGTCCATCAGAGTCAAGATGCCATTTGGATAGTAATCGGCTTGCTTGATTCGAGACACGGCATTTTGATAGTCCACGCCTTTACGAGTCTGCAATTCAATGCATTCTTGTAAGACGCGAATCGATTCACGAGATGTTGATAGAATAGGTGACATAAAATGAAGAGACATCATACGGCATTGAGCCGCTGAAGTACAGTAAATTGTTTCTCAGAGATAGTCCGGCTTCAGATGTTCATTTGTAGTAGTTTGGGTTGGTGCAGCAGCCGCAGCAGCCGTGCGTCGAGTCTTTTTGGGCGCGTTGGCAGTCGGGGTCGGGGTGGCCGACTCCGCAGCGGCAGATTCGTTCGGTGATGCCTCGGTCGGTGCGGTAGTTCAGCGGCCAGTAGCGCATCGTGTGGTTGCTCGGGTTGTGGACGGGGCAGTGGTTACCAGCGCAGGCGTCTGGGTCGTGGGTGACGAATGCCGACCAGTATTCCCGTTCGTGCGGCAATAGTTCGCCTGATCGTCCAAGCTTTTCTTTATTTGTCATGGGCGTTTTTGATGGTCGATGAAGTCCTTGATCAGGTATACGATCACGACTAAGTCGATGATGATTCCATTGATCGTGTAGATGTGTTGCATTGTATGTTGCATTGTAAATGGCGACCCTACCGGGAATCGAACCCGGGCTACCTCCGTGAAAGGGAGGTGTCCTAACCGCTAGACCATAGGGTCGATGGATTAGTTATAGTTCTGAGTCTCGTCGTCTCGACACTCACGACAACGCAGAGCGATCCAGTGATTGGACCTCGACTTCACATCATGATTTGATCCACAGGCCTCGCATGTTCGTGCGGACCAGGACTCGGCCATGGAGATCAAGCCATCCACATATTCGTCCGAGACATTCTTGTAGATACGCAGAGTTCCGAACTTCTCCTTGACCTGTTCAAAGGTAACTTGAGGATGAACCTTTCGACCAGAGAGCTCTTGGTAAAATATCCATCTGGCGTCCCATCTGTCTTGAAAAGCCACCAGTTTCTTCCATTGACCGTCATATCGAGCATATTCAGGAGAACCATCTACCGGAAAGCTTTGTGGAACTCCGGCCTTCGTGATGAAGTGCCGATAAGCCCAACGTTCGATGAATCGATTGTAGAAGCGATGCCACTCACGAAATACCCAGTAAGTGATCGGACTATACTTAGGAACATATTCATCACGATCACAGTGATGTTGAATTTGTGCACAGAGTGTGTCGAGGATGTCATACCATCCGTCGTCACATTCGATTCCCCAGCACATACACGTCTCCGTCATTGGCTTCGACGCGGAGGCAAAGATCTTTGGATACTTGTCGTAAAGGGATTTTTGTTTTTTAGGTGTCATAATAAAAAAATCGAGCCGAATCGGAGTAAGCCGTTGTCGAGTGACTAGTATCTTACCGGACGGGGCATGGAGCCCCTTGTCCTCCGATTCGGCAAATTGGGAGCAGGGGACGGAATCGAACCGCCGACCTGGTGGTTATGAGCCACCCGATCTACCACTGATCTACCCTGCAGTTAAAATTTATTCTGAGATAATTCTATCATGAAAGGCCGCATCTCAGTCATTCGGCCACTTACTCACTTCCGCTACCGCTCTAAACATATGGCGCGAGTGACGGGGCTCGAACCCGTAACCTCTGCCGTGACAGGGCAGCGCTCTAACCAATTGAGCTACACCCGCTAAATTAAATATCCCGCTGCAAGTGTCCACCGGAATTTTCAGCAGTATTTGCCCACTTGCACTTCGTTCGAGCTTTCCTCAGCGTATCGCCTAGTATATTCCCGAATCTCGTCCGGCAAAGGAACGGGATAAATTGGAGCGTCGCGGGCGGTTTCCCTGATCGATCAGAGAGGACGTCCTGTCCAATCGACTTGACCCGCAACGCATTAAGATTTAGGCCGGACGAGGACGATGGCCACAGATGTATGACTGCTCGAGCAAACTCGGACCCGGCTTGCCATATCGACTTGCCGACGCGGCCACCTTGGGCTTCTTGGACTTTCGCTTGGCACCGATGTCGACTTCGAGGATCGCAGGTTTATTACGTTTGGAGTTGTTGTTCATGTATGTTGTGATTTATCTATGACGATGGATTCAGACATGCATCGATCACAGTAGCAGTTGCCGTACTCATCTACACGCATCTGAAAGACGTCGTGTAGGTCGTGACAGCACTGGCACTCGATCAGTCCGTATGTCTGATCATCTTCGTCCATTGCCAGATCATATTACCATGAAAGGTTCAGAAGTACACGGCGAAATTACGACAGAATTCGATCGACTCGAATCATCACTTGCTTGACGGCCATCCACATGTCGAGGTAAGTATAGGTTGCCAATCGTCCCAGGAAGATTGTCTTCCTCTCCGCATCAGCCAGCTTCTTGTATTCCATATAGACCTTCAGGCCTTCTCCGAATGGGATTGGATAGAACGGAACGTCTTCATTTCCGCAAGTCTGAGGATACTCCTCGGTGATGACAGTCAATCCTTCATGATTTGCAGTGAAGTAACCGTGATCGTACTTTCGAGTGTAGTCGTTCGTTCTATTGTTCTCGTTCTGAATGCAAAACGGCATGCGCTCACTCGTTACTTTATGAACGAATCTGAGAGAACGATAAGGAAGGACACCGAATCGAAAGTTGAAGTACTCGTCGACCTTTCCAGTGTAGACGATCAGGTCTGTCGAGTGCTTCTTCCATTCGTCTGAGGCGCATCCGAGCTCTACAGGAATGCCTTCGAGCATGGCTTCGAACATTTTCGTGTATCCGTTTCGGGGAATGCACTGATACTTCTGGCCTTCGAACCAGGTGGGATCGTCACAATCCTTGGTCTTCGGGATGCGATTCGTGATGCTTGCTGGGATTTGATCGAACGGAACTCCCCATTGCTTTTCGGAGTACTCGCGAAACATATACTCAATGATCTCTTCCTGAGACAGCTCGCGACCAATCTCGGCGACGGTCTTTCGAGAATATGGAAGCGATACTAGCCCAAGGCGAGTGTTTCCCTTCGGCTGAAGCTTAAATGGAGTCCACTCTGTGAAACGGGATAGGAATTCAAACACTCGCTCATCGTCCGTGTGAAAGACGTGAGGGCCATAGTTGTGAACCGTCACTCCACATACATTGGAATCATAGCAGTTACCGCCGATGTGCTTGCGCGAGTCGAAAATGCGGCACTCATGTCCAGCATCGGTCAGGAGTCGTGCGGCCGTGATACCAGAGAGGCCGCATCCGACGACGTTAACTTTCATAGCTTTTCAAATTCAGGCAGACGTATGGTCTTCGACAGGATGTCGAGGAGATGGTTTCGTTTCTCAAATGTAGCCCGCCAATCTTTGAAGTTCTGCTGAGGAGAAAATTGCTTTTTCACTTGCACGAACGTCATTCCCCATGATTCCGGATAATGTTTCGACTCGACAAATTCAGTCTTTTGATCCAGACTCGAGATGCCGAAGAACGCTTTGACCGCTTCTTCTGGCCTTTCCCAGACTATGCCTCCGTACATATCGTGCTTGTCTTTCGGCCATGCGGTGTCATGGAATACGACATAGCCACCTTCCCTGATGTGAGGGAACCAGAAGAATAGCTCACAAAGAACCTGCTCTTTGATGTGGCACGTGTCAATGAAGAGCAGGTCGATGGATCCTTTGTTCCAGTGTTTGCCGATCGTAACTGAGTCTCCGAGTATGAATGCATATCGTTCATGATTCGTCAGATAAGATGGAACCTGAGCAGAGTCAATGTCGACTCCGTGCACTCTATTATTTCGAGCAGAAGCATCGCGAATCATCATCATCGACGACTCTCCGCTTCTAACGCCTAGATCCACAAACATTCTGTCGGATCCAAGCGAATCGACGGTTTGTGCTAGAATCTCTTGATTTGGTCCTAGATCGTTCATAATAAGTATTCCTTGATTTGCATGTCCAAGTCAGAACATTGATGTTTAAGAATGTTTTTACTATTAGCAAATTCGTCTATAATCGTCTCATATGAAGTCAGACATCGTCGAATCACTTCACCTATCATTCGGTGATCGCCGAGTTTATACATGTCTGGAACCGTTACGTCTTCACTAAAAGCCGCTGAACCTTTACGATTTGTGATAACACAGTTACCGAAAAGCAAAGCTTCACGAGGGATTCGATCCTTTCCAGGATGATTCCCAAAGTCTATATAAATCTTGCTCTTGCACAGGAGATCGATGACCTGTTCTCGATTCAGTCCTGAGATCGGTCTGAAGTCGATGTTCGGATTCTCCGTCATGATCTGCATCGTCACTTCGTACCCCTTGGCCGGATTATAGCATACGAAGTCTTGCTTCTCTGATAGAGGAATGTCTTGAATCGTATTGGCACCAAAGATGTAATCGTTCAGCATGTGAACATTCTTAGCTCCATTGCGAGTGACGTAGTCGTAAGCGTACCGCGACTGACAGAAGTGAGTAATTGAGGTGTCGTGAAAGTCCTGAAACTTAGAATGATTGTTGTCAACGCTTAGCCACCAGATAGCCCGTGATATCGATTTGAATGAAGGAAGCATCGCGGTCCACACTTCAGGAACGATTAGTAGACTTTCAGCTTCGTCTGGAACAGAGAATCCATACTCTGAAAACTTGTAGTGAGCATAGATGTTTAGGACCGGATTCGAGCAATGACGATCAAAGATCGGTATAGCTTTACCTCCAAGTCGATTGATGCCGTCGATCAACTGATACAATGATTCGATCCCTCCGGCCTGATACTGAGCCGGAGTCATCACATAAATTGCTTTGAATCTCATGTGCGCACGTACTTTCTTCTTACATATTCAAGTTCAGATTGCTTCTTCGCATCGCTAACCAAAGACGAGCTTATCTGATTCGAATGCTCGCGATTTGCCACCGTGATCTGATTGCAGATCGCTGGAAGCCCATGCTTATCATACAGCTGCTTATAGTAGTCGACATCCATCAGCCATATCAAATTCTCATCGAATCGCAGGACGTTTTCATTCTTGAACATAATGACACTCGGCGAGCTGATAGTATTTGTGCCATATTGAATCTCATCATGATAGAATGGAAAGTTCGGTCGTTCCAGCCTGACACCGTCCGGAGACTGGCATGAAGCCGTTGCCAACCAGTAGTTTTGACTTCCCGCGAAATAGAACATCATTGCTTCAAGACTTCGATCGGAAGTTAGGAAGTCATCTTGAAAGAGTGGCTTTATCACCTTTCCACATGCGTGATGAATCGCATTGTTGGTATTGTGAGAAGAGTTACCTCGATTCATCGCTTTAACATATCGAATGAGTAAACGATCATTCCATCGTTCGCATAGTCGATTGATCCCATCGTCGATGCTCTGATCGGACACGATCACTTCGAAAGACTTGAATGTCTGACGAGTTAGTATTGAAAATGAATGTTCAAGGTAAGCGACGCCTTGACCGGCCATTTCATAAGTTGGAATGCATATCGATACGATCGGATCGTTCATAGCTTGGGTAGATTTAGATTCTCAAGTATTTCACTCAGACGATAGAAATAGTCACCCCAGTAGAGAGCCCTCCGGCAGTTATCTTCGATTGCCTGACTCCTCTTATGATAGTCTTCTTCCGTTAGACCATTGACGATTTGAATGAGTTCGTTCTCGTCATTGAACGTGATGTACCCATCTGGATTGAAGAAGTCTGATAGATTTGGACATCCCCAGTATATGGGAACGGTCTTGGTCAGGAAGCTGTCAATCACTTTCTCCGTAAAGTAGTTCTTATTCCTCGAGTTTTCGACCGCGATATGGAACATGCTTTTCCAGCATACTACTTTGTCTTGAGGTTCGCATTGAAAGATCCAGCTGTTTGGAGTTGTCACTGAAGATCGAGAGTTGAAGATGCTGTGTCTAAGCCGATGACCCTCGATGGCATTCTTGACACCGCAAAGAAATGAAGTTTCAAACTTCTTTTCTTTGATGCTGATATTCTGATATGTCCGCTTGTTGTCCCAGATGAAAGACGTACCAAAGGGAAACATCATGGAGTTTGGACACTTTGACAGTATTGAATCTCCCCAAGTCAAAATCAAATTAAAAGCTCGATGATTTGTGATCGCCCAGTCGTGTAGACCAAACAATTGATTCGGTTCCTGTATGACGAGTATGTTACATGCGCTAAGTTTCAGCTGATCTGTATTCGGAATAAAGTCGGTGAATACGGTAACGTTCCTATCGGAGAAGTCGACTTTTTTGCTCGGAAGAATGAAGTCTTCTCCAGTCAGAAGAGTCTTCTCATAAAGAGAAGGTGGTATGAAGGTCGAGAAGAATTTCATATAATGATCCAGTTTTTCTGATACAGGTCGCTGATATTTGCCTCCGCCAGGTGCTGACGAAACCACACAGACGGAGCTATAACTTTCTTATTTGGATTAGAGTTTAGCCAACTTCCCCACCATGAGAACGTTGAGTTTGCGATGATATTGTGCTGGCACAGGGACATCAGGCATAGCTCGACGAACTGATTGTTAGCCGTGCAAAGACGGACCGAATCGCTCGGACGAATCTTTTGCCCCAGGAATGCCGGATCGTCCGTGATGTAGATGAAGTCATATGGCTTATCCAAAAAGTTCTCTTCAATGGCCCTACGGTAATATGTTTCATCGCATAAGCCATGCCATGTATTTTGCACATAGTCACCTCGCCGAACATGAATCGATACCGTCTCATGATCAGGACGAAGATATTTCTTGGCTTCTTCGATGATCTCGGGTTTGAAAGTGAATTCACGTCGTACCCGATCTTCAATGTGTTCAAAGTATCGATGAGTTTGAAAGTATCCACGTAGACATACATTATCACCTGTATGAAAGAATTTCTCTTGAAAATGAAATTCATTTGGACTATTCTCAATGGCAAACTTATACTCGCCAGGAACACAATCCTTACACGACAGATTAAATGCCTTATCAACCGTCATGGCGTGAAAGGTATTATCAATCGGAAATTCTTTCCACGTAAGAGAATTTCCATATCGTCGATCGATTCCCCAATCGAGATTCTGTTTAGTCGCGATGCCCATCAGAGCCGCATATTGAAACATTTGATTGCCCAACCTCCCATTAGGTCCTATGAGTGCCGTAATCATAATATCATTTATAGTATTTTTCCGCACGAGGTAGTCCATCTGCTCCATTGACGAAGACGATGGCCTCAGGTGGAGGAACTTTGCCGTGACCGGTATAATGAACGGCAAACTTAGTCGTATAGTTTACCGTAGGCTTGAAAGATCTCGCCACATGTTGCTTAGGCAAATGATGCCAGAAGATACGATCTCCGATAATACCGAGTTTCTTCTCCTTAAATGTCCAGAATCCGATGAGATTGAAAGCCGATCGAGCGATCAGATAGCAATTCGTATCACAAAAGTTAACGCCGTCGGATTCGAGGCACGTGGCAATGACTTCACCTTGCAGATCTCGCAAAGTCCTTCCAGTCGTAACGATCGGAGTCTGATCCGTAACTTTAGATATAGCCTCGGCTACGTGATCGGATTCATACCAACAGTCCGCATCGAGGAAGCACACGGCGTCGAATCCTTGATTACAGGCAATGGCCGCACCAATCGCTCGTGGAGTGTCACCATAGTCTCCGCAGTTTGGAATCGAAAAATGACGATTCTTGCCGAATTTCACGCTCGGTAAATCATCGATCCAGGCTTGAGGATGACCATCCGCAACAATGAAGTGAGACACATATGGGTGAGTCTGACTCGTCACGGAACGCATGCATCTGACCAGAGTATCGGGATCTTCCTTATAGTAGGGAGTAATGACGGCGACATTCATAAAATTATCTAGACGCTCCACGAAGTGCAAAGGAAATGGCTCGCGCGGCCTCGGTCTCCATGCCTCGATTCTTATACCACGATCCGGTATCTCGATCGAGCTCACGACATAGATCGGCGATCTCTCTTGCCGTGATTGGATATCCGCGACGAATCGCCGTGGCGGCAATCGAGGACATGACCTGATACATCTTCAAGTACCAGCCGGTCGACGAGATCGATCGATACTGATTGATGAGCTCGCGCTTTACGAACGGACAGTTACGGTATGATGTCCACGAATACTTATGACCATTGGTCAATTGACTTCTCTGATGCTTCTCGATGGCCTTCTGCACGTGTTCTGGCAGATTGTCGAGGATTCCAGTGGAATGCTTCTCGACATATGGCCATCGGCTCATGAGTTCATATGGATTCAAAGCCGGACCCTTATTCGAGAAGATGAAGTTGTACGCGTTTGGATACTGAGCCGGAACATAGTACATGCGACTGAGATCCTTGGTCTGCGGATCGGCCAGGGACTTAAACTCCTTGTTCAGCGCATACCAGAAGTGCCTGATCTTATCGGCCGAAATCGCACAAGTTAACTCGAGGACGACTCGAAACTTCGGATGCTCCTTCTTCGAAGAGGCCGACGAGTAGATCACGGAGCGATAGAGCGAAAACGCTTTCACGGCATCGTCATAGCCACCGACTGGATACTCATCGACGTCGATGGCCGCCCATTTGGCCCAGCAGTCGACGTTGGCGTTAGATCTAGTGGTACCTGGCTTGAAGATCGCCGGAGTGATCAGAGGAGACGCATCCTTGCAGAATCTTTCTTCCTTCTTGGGCTTGTATCCGGGGACTCTGGACAGCTCATATAAAAGCGACTCAAGCTCGTCAAAGGAATCGAATTCCATTCGACGATGAGTCTTGTTATCGAAGATCGACTTGAATATAGTCAAAGCTATCATGATGAAGTATGAGCATCATACCATGAAGCTCGGCAAACGTAAACGTTTATTTTTCGTATGCCTTCGAAATGATTCCATGATTGTTGGAATGATCAGGCGCTTTCCATCCCGGCTCTTTTATCAAATCCGGAAGTCCCCAAGGATTCGGACGAGACGCCTTAATGCCAACCTTCTTGTTCATGTTGGCGCGCAGAACTTCTTCCCAAGCTTCCTGAGCGTCGACGTCGTATGCATCCAGAGTGCCGATGGCTACGACGCAGAGATCGATCAGCGCATCAACGATTTCTTCGGCATCACCGGCCTCAACGGCCTTCATTCCCTCATTGAGTTCCTCTTGCAAAAAGCGAAAGCGAAAGCTGAGGTACTCGCGCAGATGTTCCTTCGATAGCGTGAGAGTCTTGGTCTTCACGCCGTAATGCTTATGCATATCCTTGATGTCTTGATTCCAGTTTAAGCTCATAATGATTATTGATTGATGATTAAGTTTCGAGAATTTAGAATGTTGTGAAGTTCCGTGCGAATCGCATTGACTTCATCATAGTTGGAAAGTTTCTCATACTTGAGTCGACGCCGTAGGTATTCATCAAGCTCCTGAATCGCGAACTTGTACTGTGTACCATTGATGGCATCAGCGTGTTGTTCCTCTTCTTCGGGCAGATTGAATTCTAGTATTGCTTTCATGCTATGTCCTTGAAGATATGTTCGGCCCATTCGGAAATATGTCGGCACGACCATCCTTGCTCGATGAGTACCTCGGAGATCGCCGCGCTCAGATTTGAAAACACTCCAATCGATCGATTGTTGAATGCCACGACGAATGTCTCATTTGCGGTCGTCGATGACCTGTGAATGGTGTATTGACCGATGTACCAGTATTGACCGTTGTTATCTGTTGCTTTCGTCATAATCTTAAAAGAAGCTTTCAAGGCTACCGACATCTTCGGACGTCCAGTCGATCGACTTTAGAATCAGATCGAGAGGTTCCAAGAACGTCTTCTCGAATTGAGTGTCATAGTCGACAGAATTATGTAGGCCGAGTTCCTTCGGCAGATCTCCTGCGGCCGGAAAGGCGATCACGTTCTCCTGAATCTCATTTGGAATCTTCAGATACACGAAGCGAATCTTGTCGCCAGACTGAATGCCTCGATAGGTGGATGTCAGGCCCTTGGCCTCGATCCAGTGATTGTACAGAAGTGCTCCACGAACGTGAATCGGTGTTCCCTTCTGATAGATGGTTCCATTACTCTGCCAACCATCAACATCTGAAGTTCCTCGAGGAAAGGCGACTTCTCGAGGACTCATGGAAGAAAACTGCTTGCGAAATTCCGCGATGGCTTCCTGAGTAGCCGCCTTATTGCCAGTCATAATGATCTTGAACATGCGCTTCATGGCCGAACGACAGACGGCCGGAGTCGACGACTTGATCGCTTCAATCCCCATGATCTTTAGCTTAGGTTCCGTGTACCGCACTCCCTCATTGTCCAGAACGTTTAGAATGTAACGCTTCTTGGCCGTCCATACGGCACGATCCGCGATGGCCTCACGCTTCATGATCATGCGATTCACATAAGCATTGGTAGCCTTGGCGAACTTATTGAATGCGACCTCGAGTTCCAGACCAATACCCTTCTCATAGAACTCATCGAGAAACTTGATAGGATCTTTTGGCTTGAACTTGTCGATCACGTCCTTCAGAGTCACATACACGGAGTCGGTATCGACGGCCAACACTCGATCCTTCTCGATGCCAATCATCTTAGACACGTAACGATTCACGGTAGCTTCGGCCAAACGAATGGCCGTCTGACCGGACAGAGTCACGGCCTCGGCCACCTTAATGTTGAAGTAGCGGAAAAAACGATTTCCGAGTGCTCCGTACAAACTATTGAGAAGCACCTTCAGTGACTGTTGTTCGATTTCCAAGTTAGAAATCTGGGTATCGAGTTCTTTCAATTCCTTTTGCAATAATAAAAATTCACTCATAAATTCACATCATTTATACTCTCAAAGCACTCCATTTTGCTTCAATTGTTCAATCTTTTTTACAATAATTTCACGTTTTCTTTTTAATGAAAGGGTTTCATTTTTTGCGAGTTTTCTTTTAGTATACAGCTCCTCAACCAGAGTCGGAATGATGCCCTTCACGTCCTTTCGAAAGCACGCTCCGTTGGCCGCAACACAGACTCCAGGATCCTCGTCGAAGAGCGGCTTACCGGTCAACACGGCATCGATGATCTGATTCGGATCGACCTTCATCGTCACGTGCGAGATGTAGGTTTCCGGAGACATGTTGTACTGCACGATGAGATTGGGATACTCCGAGTTGATGTCACATGAGAGCACCCACTCATGCATTCCTTGCTGAACGTCCTTGACGTATCCACCAGCAAACTGAGGCACATGAGATGGAGGCTCGGATTGAAAGGGAACGACGACATTCCTATTGGCCAGCTTTCGAAAGATGATGGAATCCCAGATCGCCGTGGTTCCCAAAGTGTCCGCGTAATTCACACCACCCATGTATGACATCATCATCACAAGTTGAATCAGACCGAGCTTCTCTTCGAGGCGATCTACGAGCTCCACGTCTTTTATGTTGTACTCCAAAAATTTTTGATGATCCGCATGATAGAGGTCATCGAGAGTGCCTTCATATTCCAACTTGCTTTCGTCAAGAACAACCTTGGCGATGTGATCGAGCGTGTATTGTTCCTGAGCACCATACGTGTAGCCAAACTTCTGAAAGAGATCCATGTAGTCAAGCTGTTGAATGCCGACGAGCTCATACATCAGCTGCATGCGACCTTTGAGCTTTACTTCCTTGGATTCAATGATGTTCCAGGGACTTAGCATCTTCGAAGCCTCTTCTCCACCAAGCTTGGAGATTCGAGTGGCCAGATACGGCACGTCGAATGCACGGGTGTTCCATCCGGTGATGATGTCTGGCGAGTTATCCGGATGAATCCACCAGCGAAGAAAGTCCTCGAGCATCTGACCCTCGGTTTGAAACTGACGATAGTCGATCATATATCGAGACGTCTTGCAGAGTGAAGGATCAAAGGCCTTGAGTCCCCAAGTGTGGCACGTATTATCCGTCGAACACTTGACCGTGATCGCGACGATGGGATTCTTGGCTTCCGATGCCTCCGAGTAACCCCAAGCTTCCTTACCAACCTCGATGTCCAACGTGCACGTACGAATCAGCGACTGCTGATAATGAATGCTCAGAGGAAACTGAGCTTGAATAAATGCCGGAACGTGACGATCATTGCCATAGATCTTGAAGGATGGCACGTGCTTATACGTCTCCACGAACTTACGGCATTCCGACATAGAGTCAAATTGCATAGGTTCGACTGGAGTTCCGTCGAGTCCTTTGAATTTCGTCTTTGATGGATCCTTGGCTTCAAGGTACATGGTCGGACGAAAACGAACCTTCTCCTGAACTCTCTGACCGTTACGATCATACCCACGAATCAGGAGCGAGTTTATAGAACGGGCGATCGATGTGTAGAATGCGAGGTCTAGTTTGGCCATTGAACGGATATCTTAACGCAAGACGGGGACGAAGTACACATAAAAGTTTCCTTCGTCCCCGTTTGATTTACGATTCAAGAAGCTTTCGTTTTAGGAAAACCGTTCGTTTTAATGGCTCACTAAAACATAGGCTTTTCCTAAAATCAAGGTTTCCTTCAACCCTTCAGACACTGTTTATCAGCATTGATGGAGATCTTCTTGGGCTTGAGTTCATCCGGAATATTATGAATCAGCGTGATCGACAAGACACCGTCAATGAAGTCCGCGGACTTGACCTCCACGTGTTCGGCCAGCGTGAACTTCTTCGTAAAGTCTCGACGAGAGATTCCCTGATGAAGAGTCGCGGACTTGAGAGAGCTTTCGTTGAGGCCCTTGGTGCCGGAGATCGATAGTTCTCCATTATGAACTTCAATTGAGATCTCTTTCTGCTTCCATCCGGCCAAAGCCAGATCAACACGATACTCATGATCCGAGATCTTCAGCACGTCGTGTGGAGGATAGGTTTGAATGTTGGACCAGTTTTCCGTCTCGAGGAGATCGAAGAGACGATTGAACCCGATGAAGTAATGACGAGGATACTGCATAATGACTTTCCTTTCCCGCTTCCAATTAAGCGAAGCGATTGTTGTTGTGTTTCTCGACCATCCGATAGGCATGATCGAAGATCGTCCAACCTTGGACCGATCAGAGTTTATTTATATACGAACTAGGCGGCCCGTGAAACTTTTGTCTGAGCGTACTGCTGCGCATAGGTCGAGAAGGCATCCGCATTGTCTTGCATGCGCTTCTTCACACCTGAAAGTCCGCTTCGAAAGTCCTTTGAATTCAGGTACTCATTGGCCACATGAGACCAGTTTCCAGAGGTGATCAGTGCCCAGGTCTTTGGCGTCGCCCTCGGTCCCAGATCTCCACGATACCAAGCCGAGAGGATCGCGTTCTTCACGTACTGAGGAAGCGTGTCATAACTCGGTAGATTCATGCGAATCGAGGCTTCACGAATCGCGATATCCTTCTTCAGAAGATTCAGCGCCTCAGAGTCCGTGAGTCCTGCTGAGAAGTCTTCATCGGGTTGAATCTTGTGACCGTAAGCGATCGTGTCGGATCCGCCTTCCAGACTTCGCGCGGGAAACCACTTTCCGGAAGCTTTGTCATATCCGCCGTTAGGATTGTCTTTGGAGTTCTCGTAGCCCATCAGGAGCTGTTCTGGAGTGGTGGCCGTCAGAGGTGTCATCTTATTGGAAATCGTATGAGTGATGTGTGCCTTGTTATGAGGCACGGAATGATGCTTGGCCGATGCGCCATGAGCTCCGGTCAGAGAAGCCGCACCGATCAATCCAGCCGCGGCCAGCGATCTCCAGTCCTCTTCCAGCGCATCGGGATCATCGGACCATGATAGCAAGTGGTCCTTGAGCTCCGCGATCGTCTGAGTGGCATTCCGATGAAGGATGCCGATGCCTCCTCGAGATCTCCAGGCGCGAATGTTTTCTTCCAGATCATCGATGAGAATGTGATTCGGCGCGGCCCAATACTTCTTATCCTTTCCATGATCGGCCACAATGACTTCAAAGGAATTACCTAATTCTCGTGCGCACCAGATCTTCTTTCCTCTCTCAGCACGATCTCCAGTCATAGAAGTCGCACCGGCCGTAAGAATGATGGGATTCTTATCCTTGATGAAGTTCCAGAGCTGATGGCCGTCCTGTGCCCAGGAAAGGTCGCTCCACCACTCCACACCGCCAGCATTGATTCGACGCCAGAGTTCCTCGAGACCATATTCCTTGACCGCGTCATTCCACAGAAGGCCTCCGGTAAGCTTCTTTAGAGGCGTGTCGAAGTCGATCAGAACACCATCCATGTCGCAGTAGATCTGAAGCTTCTTGAAGTTCTTCTGATCGGTGCCTTCATCCATTCCGGGTTGCCACAGCACGCGATATTTCGAGTTGACATCGTCGATCAGTATAAGTTGATTCTCGATAGCCAAGTTCTTGAGCTCACGAATCTGAGACGGACTGGCCTTCCATGAAAACACCAGGCTTTCACCGTCACAGATCACTCGCACCCATCCAGCCTCGGCCAACTGAGCGCTCCAACGATCCATCCATGAATCGTCCGAATCGTACTTACCACCAAGGATCTCGGCCGCAGCGGGTTCATGATCCTGCACGGAGATGAGTCGAAGATCCGGAGTCATGAAGAACTTGCCTTCCTGAAACGGATCCTTCAGAGTGCCTTTATCAACTTTTCTAAAAAGCTTGCCAGAAGCGGAGACGGAAGAGGCATTCAGACTCTCATACATCTTGAGAAGGGATCGATCCGAGATGATCTCGAAGAAAGTCTTGGCCTTCTCGCCGCCATTAAGCTTATGATAGTCGAATTCGATCGAGGAATGAATCGGACGATAGTGAAGAGTACGATCTCCCGAGACGATCAGGATCTGTCCCGTAGTAACCATCTCACCCTTGGCCGGATCGCCTTTGCGAATCGGATTCATGAACTGATCGTCCTTGTTCGGACACCGAGCCAGAGCCGTCATGAGATCTCGTGGATTCACGGCATCTGGAACGCTTTCCGCGGCGATGGCCAAGCGTGACTCGGAAGACTTACGAGCGCGAATGAACTTCTCGTCCGTGGCCGTGGACGAGTAGCCTAGTGTAGGAACGTTGATGCCGTGATTGGTACGAGCCGACCATCCAACCTCCTTGGAGATCTCCGTGACCGTGGAAGTGTATTTACGAGGATTGTCTTTGGTCTCCTCTTCTTTGGAAACGTTCCATCCGCCCTCGAGAAGGTAGCAGTGTTCCGTGTCGAAGGCATAGGTAGCACCGGCCAGTTCCTCTTCTTGAAGGAGCATGATGGCGTCCTTGGCCGTCGTCTGTAGAAGAGCCTTGCGAATCTTCTTGCCGTCTGGTGAGTAGTAGTCCGTAGACTTCTTGTACTTGTCGCCGGGTTTGGGCATCCCCTTACTTTTGCCTTTACTTGCCAGTTCTCCCTCTTTCTCATCTCGCTTGACGGAGAATGAGGCCGAGATGATTCCAACGCCGAACTCATTGACTCCCTCGGTCCATCGTGAAAGAGTGTCGTCGATGTAGATGCGTTGAATGCCGTCTTTATTGGACTGAACGATCTCGATCTTGGTTGGATACCCACGATCGCGATTTTTTGCTCCTACCCACCCGTATTTTTCGAAGTATTTGACAGCGCAAGTACACATTTGTTCCTATTTATATCGAAATCTACTTCGTTTTCTTAACGTTGCCGATCTGATACTTGGCTACCAGATTCCAAGTTGGCTTGTCTTTGAACGGAATGATCTTGATCTGCTTGAGATCCAACTTCTGTGGCTGTGCTTTTTCGGAGTGTCGAATCTTCACCAGACCCCAGTCGTCCAGAAGCTGAGCGATCGTGTTTCGACGAGATAGATCATCGATTGAGAAGTCCGATGGCTTTCCGTCTAGCATGAAGAGCTCCTTGAAGTGAACTATGAAGTAGTATCCGCGCTTATGGAGCAGATGACAAGACTGATAGAGCGTGTTGACTTCCTTCTTGGAAGCGATGCCGATTCGAGTCAGCGTTTCACGTACCTTGAGAAAGTCGTCGGGCTCGTTGAGAGTTACCTCGAGCATCTCCTGAGGAGACCAAGGAGCAAGTGTGTCTTGAGATTCTTGTTGTGGAGTCATAGCAAAATTCGATCACTATGACTCTATTTATTCGAAAGCTACTTTCCACCTGTATCGAGTGAACGAGCGATAGCTTTGAGCTGATCATCGGAGAGAAGATCAGCGACCTGACGAGCCTTCTCAGAAGAGTATCCATAAGCTTTCTTGATTAGATCTATGGAATCGGACGGCTCGTTCTTGAGCCACTTGGAGAAGCGTTTACGAGGACGAATCGAGTTGCGTAGGAATTCATACTGAGCTCGAGTCGGAATCGTTGGTCGTTGATTCATCTCATTGGCAAGCAGAATCGTATCAGAGAACCATGAGAGGCTGCGATTACACATGAAGGGAACATATGCCTTCTCCTCCGTCGTCGGATCGGCAAAGAGATCCTTTCCGCGGCTTCCTTCATTGATCGAGTTGAGGAAGTCGAAGAATGATAGTTTTTTGGATTTGGATTCAGTCACATTCATCCGATCAACATTTGATCATTATTCCAGTATTTCATCATGTTTCGAATCAGAAGGTAAAGGGTATCACCCGTATACATGTAGCAACCATGAAAGCATATCCAAATTGCCTTCTCGGATATTACTCCGGCTTTTTCTCGATATATTTTCATTTCCATTGAACGTTGGCCATGAGTTCGGTCAGGCACGCGACCGTGTTTAGCTCTTTATCGGCCACAAAGACGTTTTTATATTGATAGTCTGCCAAGATGATGACGGCCTGTGGAACCGCCGTGGGTTCCGCCGTGTCCGTGATGGAGTCGTAGATCGAACGATACACCTGTGCTGAATCGACGTCGTTGTTGGCGACGACCCAGGCTCGCATGGTACGAAAGTCTTTTTCCTTCAGAGACTTGATGAGTTCCTGAATGCTCGAGTTCGAGAGTCCAACGATCGCATTAGCCGCAATCTCACCAGAGGCCGCATGGCGCTGGCACTCATTGAGAACTCGACGCCAGTCCGGAGCGTGCTTGATGATGAGCTCGGCCAGCACGGCATCCGTAGCCTTGATTTTCTCGAGCTCGAGGATCTTCTTCAATCGCGTCATGAACTGACCGGCCAGACCGGCCAACTCCTTCTTGGTCGTGTTGAATTCAATGACGGCCAATCGTGAATGGAGAGGCTCAATGATACGATTCTTGAAGTTACAGGTCAGAATGAATCGACAGTTGGCCGAGAATTCCTCGATGAAGGCACGAAGTGCTGGCTGTGTCGACTGAGCATTCAGATAGTCCGCTTCGTCGAGAATGACGACCTTGGGCCGATTCGAGCCGCCCAGAGAAAAGGTGGAAGCAAAATGCTTGATCTTGTTACGAAGCACATCGATGCCTGACTCTTCGGATCCGTTGATGAGAATGTAGTCACAGCCAAGTGCGTTACAGAGAGCTCGAGCCACCGTGGTCTTACCTAGGCCGGCCGTGCCGGTCAGCAGCATATTCTGAAGTTGACCGCTCTTGACGATCTCATTGAACGTCTTTTTCAGTGAGGTCGGCAGGATGCATTCGTCGATCGTGCGTGGTCGATACTTTTCGACGAAGAGGAATTCATTTGAATTAGATGTCATATAAAATTGGTCGAGATGGCCGGCTTCACACCGGCGTTGAATCGAATTCGTCAAACTCGACGTTCCTAAGAATTCTCATCATCAGGCGTTCCTTCCCGCAGTCGCTTTCTACGACGATGCATCTCGATAGAAAGCAAGGGTTTATTGATTCTACTTTAGGAGTTCTGCGCGCCTTGCAATCACGCTTTCCATAGGTACGCTCTTGATACGGTGGCAACCTACACCGTCGATTGTTATGCCGTATACACGGCCAAGATGGACTCGATTGGAACACGATAGGTGTCTTTGGAGACCTCAATCTGCTTGCCTCCGGCCACCTGCACACGATCACCAACCTTGATCGGCTCTTCGACTTTTGAACCTACTGACTGAACGATCCACTTCCATTCAGGCTCGATCGTCACGAGTAAGTTACTCTGCTGTGAAGCATAAGACGCCTCACGCTTGACGATGACATTCTTTCCGATAGCTTTCATGATATTATGTATCAGATCGTTGAGGTCTTCTCGAGTGCCACGAAGTATTCGAGCTTGAAGTCCTGATGAGTCCACTTGGAGATCAATTTGGACGAGACTTCAACGGAGTAGTCGCCACTCATCACCTTGAGATTGTCGATCAGGAACTCCAGAGAGAACTCCTTGCCCAGCTGATGTTTCTCGATCAGCTCGATCGAGAACGTGTTGGCCGATGTGTCCTTGGGATCCAGAACGACCAGGCTCAACGAGCCGGATACTGTACCCTTCAGAGCGACGATGGAATGCCCAAGGACCGATGCGGCGCGGCGAATCTTGGAGAGCAGAGCATTCGTGACTTTCACTTGAATGTCGGCCACTGGCATCTTGATCTCCTTCTGAGGAGTCGTGAGGACCGATGGATTGGCAAATCGATACTTCAAAGTCGTCACGTCTTTGGAAAGGATCGCGGAGTCTTCTTGCAGATCGATTGTCGGATCATCGATCAGATTTAATGCGGAGATGAACTCATTTAGATCGTAGACTCCAAAGGAACGATCGAACGTTTCCGGAACCGTGACCGTGGCCATGATGTTCTTGGCCTCCGCGATCGTCGAGAAGGTATTGCCCTCCTTGATTACGAGATTGGGATTGATGGATGCGAAGTTCTTTAGAACGTCGAGTGTGAACTTGGATAGTTTAAGCATGTGATTTATTATTATTTGATTGCGGTTGTTGATCTTTTTCGGCAAATTGAAGATAAGCTCGTGCGTCGACGTAGTTGTCGGCATGAAACACACGTGCGGCACGTTGAACCTTGAAGGACACCATCATGAGCTCGACGAGCCATGATGGCATCGCATGATCCAGGCGAATCTGATAGTGCTGCTGAATCAGAGCGGTCCATGCCAGACCGATGTTCTCGTGGGACAGAGTCGCGTCGCCATATACCTTGCCGCGTTCGGCAATGGTCGCTTGAACGACGTCATTCGTGGATTGGGTGTCTTTCATCGCTGAGTATGGGATCTTGGACATAAAATTCATTGATCGATCTGAAGATAAGCGGCCGACCTGGGATCGAACATCCAGATCGGCCGCCATTGATCATTCGAGCGATTAGTTGCTCAAACGATAACGATTCTCGATGCCGGCCGGAGTGCGACCATAGTTGCACGCGTGTGGACGACGCCCGGTGGCGGACTTGCCAGTCTTCGCGTTGTGGGGATTCGAGTAGATGATGAAGCCATCATCGCGAAGCTTGGTCACGACGGAAGTCGGATTGGTGATGCCGGCCGCACGAGCTTCAGCGTTCGTGAACGGCATACCTTGAGAGAGGGTTTCGAGGATCGCACCCTTCTGTGTGCCGGTGGCTTTGTAGTTCTTGATGAGCTGTTTGATTGCAGTCTTATTGTTCATGTTATGTTGTTTTCAATTGCCGATTTATTGTTTTCTCAGTGGTACTCGGCTAACATACCGTTGAGAGATCATAATAAACTGAGTGAGTCGACTTGTACAGCCAATTGTTTCCCAGCGTCACGCCTCAATGAGCTTATACTTCTTGCCATCAATCTCGATAAGCTTGCCAACACATGAGGATTCAGGCTTCGATTCTT